TAGTTAGACTAAACTCTCTGTATAATTTTTCCCCTAACCCAACCCAAAAATAATACTCTCTGTATAATTTTTTCACGCACGAAATTATACTCTCTGTAATAAGTCCAAAAAATCGGACAGTAAAGCAGATTATACAAATAGTATAATTAAATTACATAACAAAAAATTTAACAAATTAAAAAATTATGTTTGACATTTTTTTAAACCTATGTTATATTAATAATAACAAATCAATAGCCGCGCGGGCTTTAAACGCAGGGGGTTTATTATGAAAAATTCAGTTTCAATCTATACTAAGAATTTCGGGCGATTTTTTATAACTTCGTCTAATTTGCTTCTTTTAGATAATGAAAGGGGTATAAAACAATGACACAACACGAACTTTTATATTATTTATTTTTTTTCACCACTTGTTTTTTAAGCGTAATTTCAATATGTTTATATATCGAGCTGAAAAAGTGTAAACGCGAAAACGTCGCCCTTACTGTAAAGCTCACCGAATATTTTAATTTACTTCGGAATCTGTTTTAAAATGGTATTTGCATTATACTATAATAACAAGCTACAATATAAGTATGCTTGTAAAGATATAGCAGCATTTAAGGTTGCTGTGTATAATAAGCGTGAACAATTGTTTAAAACGGTTAATTATCGCGATATATGCGGCAACTTTAATAAGCTATTTAATAAACGTTTTGAAAAACTTGTTGACGGTTGGGAAATAAGAACATACGCGAATTATAAAAAAGTATTAAATACGGTGCAAAGTAATAAAATACAGACGCGCCGCCGTAAATTAAATACATTTAATTATTTTTATGTATTTGATATAGAAACTACAAACTATAAAAATAAATATGCTTTTTCTTATCTTTACGGAATCAAGAAATATAATTACGATTATAATTTAAATGATGATAATATAAATGAATACTCGGGCGAATATCACGCATTTTACACTAAAAAGGCCATACAAAAACTAACCGACTTTTTAAAAGGAATAAATAAAGAAGCTGAAAACGTCAATCAATTAATATATATCTATGTGCACAATTTAAACTATGATTTATTTGAGCTGATACAAAATATTTTCCCGCGTTTTGAATTATCGGAATCAGACGCGGCAAACTGTACGAACGATAGTATTTTTCGCGGCTCGGCTGTTAAGCCGCTGCGGTTTCGTTTTAAAAATCTTGTTTTTATTGATTCGCTTGCTCTTACTAATAAATCACTTGCGAAAATTTCAGACGGACACAAAATAAAAAAACTAATCGAAAATAAAACATATAAAGAGCAATATTTTTTTGGCTCGAAGTTACCGAAAGAAGAATTAGCATATAATGAACACGACCTTGACGTTACCGCGTTAGGTGTTATGGATAGTGTCCGCAGCTTAAAAAAAGAATTTAAAACCTTTAACGATTATGTTAAAAGCAATGTATCAACAGTGACGGGAATCAGTAAATACTTAAATAAGAATATATACAGCAATACAGAAGATAACAAACGAAATATAAATAAGCATATCGCGCGAGCTTCTCACAATTTGCCGCTTGATAAAGATTTAAAAATTGATAAAGAACGCTTGTTATTTCGTCAAAAGACTTTTCAGGGCGGTTTCGTTCACGCAAACCCTTTTATTGCTTATAATTCAATTCTTAGTAATTCTTTTATGTACGTGAGCAAAGATAAAAAATCACATTACCCCGCATCAATGACAATGCGTTTTTTTCCTTATGATTTTAAAGTAATTAAAGAAAATTTAACAGACACACTAAAATTTTATGTTACTGAAAATTTAAAATATATTCAATTCAAAAATTACCGATATTTTAAAAGTAATATGTTAAATTATCGTAATAAAGTACAAAACGGTAAAATTTACGGGTCGTACTTTAACCCGTGCAAATATCATTTTATATGCGAGTGCGAATTACGAAACGTTCAAATTAAATTTTATAATAATAACTGTATGCCGTTAATTGCTATGAGCAAGACAAATTATAAGGGTTCAGATTATTTCAAAAAAAATATTATAGTCGATAACGGTAAGCTTATAAAAGCCGATAAAGTAACACTTAAAGCAACGGAATACGATTTATTAAGTTATTCTTTAATGTATGAATTTGAAATAACAAAATGTAATTATCTTGAAGCAACGACAAAATCAAAATGGGCTGACGAATATATCCAATCAACTATGCGGTATCATTTAGTTAAGAAAAATGAATTAAGTTTATTAAAAGGTGGAAATAAAAAAATTGAAAATTTAGTTGATTTTACAGGCGCGAAACTTTATTCACCGGCCGCCGTTGAAAACTTTTATAAGTTTGATTCAAAAGAACAAAAAAGCTTTATTAAGTCAGAATACGCAGGAACAAAACAAAACGGCGTAAATAATCAGTACGGAATTTTAGTTCAAAAAATCATAAACGATAATATAACTTTCGATTTAGACGCTTACCGTTATCAAAAAGAAGAAGACGTTATACAAGGGTGTAACGGGATTCAAACGACGCGCGATTATATAACGGGAATGTATATTACAGCATTTGCACGGCTTGACCTTGCGTTTATGAGTTATATAATATATAACGAAGCTGAAACGGCTATAATATGTTATTGGGACACTGACAGTATTAAATTAAAGATTAAGAAAGAAGAACGCGAAATAATAGAAAAACTATTTAATTATTATAATCGAAAAATTAAAAAAATACGCGATACAGCTGTTTCGTATTACGGCGAATTATACAACTTAGGCATATGGGAAGCCGACGGCGACTATAAATATTTTTATACGTTAGGCGCGAAAAAATACTTGACGGTTGACTTTAACGATAACGTTGAACTAACCAACGCGGGCGTCAATAAAAGAAAAATGAGCGACTTTTTAACAGGTAAATATAACGAACTTTTAAAAAAAGAAAGTGACTTACAGGCTTTTACAGACCTCGTAAATAAATATTATCACCCGAATGTTATACTATGCTCCGATGTGTCGGGGCGTAAAACGATTAAATACCCCGACATTAAAGGCGACATAATAAAGTTATCGGCGCTTGACGAAAACGGCGACATAATCAAAATAGCGCAGCGTCCGACGGCGTTAATTACTGAATGTGATTATAATTTATCGAACACGCGCGGCAAAAGTTTAATTAATAGACAACATTATCAATTATGCAGACGCTTACAGCTTAATGCGGGCTATGATTTTAATTGCAATATAAAGTCAAATGTTGTAGGAACGGCAACAGGAATTATAACCGATGATAGTAGCGACTTTATAATTTAAAATAATTTAAAATTTTATATTGACAAAATAATAAAGTCGTGTTAATATATTAATGTGTTAAACAATTCGGCGGTCAGACGAAATAAAATAACACATTTTAATATAAATTTTCACACCTTAATAAAAGGACAAAAACAAAAATGAAAAAACTTTATCTTGTCACTAAGATTGACAAAAAAGACACAGTAACGCGCGAATATGTAACGGCAAAATCAAGACGTGATAAGCTGCTTGACGATTCGGAAATTGTAACAGTTGAAGAAGTAACAATTCCAATTGACGATATAAAAGCAGCACTTGAAAAATACGGAATTGAAAGACATATCATTCAGCACGTTATAACAGATTTAACAACAAAGTAAAGGAGTTTTAATTATGGCAAAAACAGAAAAAAACACAGCACTTGCAGTGCTTACAGGTAGTAAAGATTCAATTGAGCTTAAAAAACTTATGTATAACCTCGCAACAAGCGCAGAGACAAGGCTTTCCGCTATGATCAATAAGCCGATTCAGATTAAAGGCGTTACATTTGCTATGGGCGAAATTGCTAACAATGAAACGGGCGAACTCGAGACAAGAGAACGCGCACTTGTGATTGATGCAGACGGCAACACTTATCACAGTGTATCAACCGGTCTTGTTAATTCCCTTCACGTATTCGTTCAGGCTTTCGGTCAGGAACAAAACGGCTTTTATATCATTAACGATGATATTATTGCAACAGTTGAGGAAAAAGACACAAAACGCGGTCACACTTATATTTTAAAGCTTCTCGAAAACTAAACAATTAATTATAATAACAAAATCTTTCCCTACTACGTTAAAACTATAATAACGTTCTCACTCGGTAGTTAGTTAACGGGTATATTGATTTTGTTATTTTTTATTTTTATAGGAAGGAATTAAAAAAGTTATGACACTTGAAGAACTTGAAGCAAAGCTTGATGAAGTGCTTGCAGAATCTGATGTTGATATCCGCAGTACAAAAATTGCAGATTTAAAGCTTGCAATGCGCGATTATAAATCAGAGCGCGATGAAACCGAGCTTCAAAAAGATTCTGAGATTGAATCACTTAAAGAAGACGTAAAGGCGCGCGACGAAACAATTAACACGCTTAAAGAAAGTAACAGCGCACTTGCGCAACGTTATGGTAAAATTGCTCTTGAGAACAAAGAGCTTGACGATAAGGACGACGAGGAAGAAAATCAAATCGACGACCTTATTAAAAAATTTTAAGTAAAGGAGTAATACTATAATGCTTTATACAACAGAAGAGTATAACAAGATTATTAACAACGCCATTGACGCGGCGGGAATTTCTAACGTTAAAGTAAACGGCGTTCCCGTCGGTCATATCTCAGGCACTACAGAGCTTGTAAAGTATGGTAATATCCTCACGCAGCCCGCTGTAGCTAACGATTTTATTAATGCCCTCTATAATCAATTTATTTACAGAGCGACGGCAGAAAACTATTTCACAAGCCCCTTTGACTACTTCCGAGAGCGTCGCGAAGGGTTCGCTATTGGCTCTTATGAAGTGGACGTTCAGCCTGTATTCCCACTTGCATACGATATGAAAGCCTTTGACCGTATCCTTGATTTTTGGGAAACCCCCGCTATCGCTCAATATTTCGCTATTAACAGACGTCACACCTTCCCGCAGACAATTACAAAACAAATGGTTAAAGACGCGTTTATTTCGTATGATGACCTTGATAATTTTACAGCTAAGCTTGTAATGGCACCGAGAAAAGGCAACGTAATTGTTGAAACTAACGCCGTTAAAATGATGTTAAATAAAAATATCGCGGCGGGCGCAGTTATCAAAAAGGCATTTACAGAGCCACAAAACGAAGACGGCTGGAAAGCTCTTGCTGCCGAAATTGTGGGAATCGCTCAGGGTATGAGCGCAGAGCCGACCACCGAATATAATAACTATAAAAATATTCAGGGCGCAAAGGGTGAAGCGTGGACGCAATCGGACACTAACGACCTTGTTTTGATTGGCACAACCGATATTATTGCGAAACTTAAAACTTACGTTCTCGCCTTTGCTTATAACAAAGAAGACGTTGAGCTTAATTTTAAATTCATTCCCCTTAATTCTTTTAATTATTCGACTTATAACGAGGAAACAAGAGCGTTTGAAAATAAGCAAATTTCCCCCGTTAAACTTATTCTTTGCGACGGTGGATTTATCAAGTTTGAAGATAACCTCGATGAAGAGTATAACAATACAAACGGAATGACTATGGGCATTCAACACGCTTTGCAGATTCAACAGACTATTGATATTCGCGTGTTCAGAAACGCCGTGGCATTTGTTGACGCTGACAGCGACCTTGTTACAAACACAATGCGCGTTGCTGACGATAACCCCGTTAAATATCTTACCGATGTAGACGCTGAAACAACTGTTAAACTTAACGGCGGCACAGTGCCCGACGGCGGCGTAACAGTAGCGATTAAGTCAGCAACATTCGGCAAGCTCGGCGGCAAGCAGACAACAGCTAACGCAACCGAAGCAAATAATTATTTCTCTTGCGGCGTTAATGGCAATAAAAATCTTGCAGACGGCTTGAAAGAAATTGCAAGCGGTGACGCCGTAACCTCAATTATTAAGATTAACAACGTTAACCCTACAATTACAGGCGCAAAAGATTATGAATATTTAACTGTTGTAGTTTCTATCAACGACAGCGAATTTACTCTTATTTCGCCTGCTTTAGACGCCACTGACGCTAAAAAATAATTTATAATATTTGGGTGGGCGGTGGGAAACAAAAAGGAGTGAAACAAATTGAGCGCACAACAAATACCTATAAGGAATTTTGTCCACAACAGTTATTTTACCAATCCTTATACAACACTTTTTTCAGGCTATCCGAGCGGTGAAAACAATCTTGATTTATTATCATATATTGAGCGTACAAAGGCATACGTTGAAGAATACAAATACAATTTATCGCTTGCCGTATCAAAATTTAAACTAAATAATGCCGACGAAAATAATATAGATGAAAGTTTCTTTTTTAATGTGCTTATTGAAGACGGCAGCCTTTGCGCCTTCAATCCGCCGAAGCTTTCCGAAAATATTGTTGTTCAACCCTATGCCGCGACACGTTGGAATTATTATGCGAAACCTACGCAAGTAAATATTATTCCATATTATGAAAACGGCGTAACGCTTACGGATTTATCACTTGATAATAGACAGCTTAACGCGGAGCAATTCGAAATTATTTACTTAAATAAAACACGTATAGGCTTTGCCGAAAGTCTTGCATATGAAGCGCGTATGTGTTCTATGCTCGATATATGTTTATACAACAATGTACTTGCAAAAAGTCTTGCGCTTCTTCTTCGCGGCAATTCTGACGATTTAACCGATATAAAGATTTTTATTAATAAAATTCTTAATCAAAATGGAATAATCGCAGTTGACGTACAAAATAGGGCGGACGTTAACGAACTTTTAACGAGTGTAGATTTAAACGTTGAATGGCTCGCAGACAAGATAAACGTAGCTAAAATGGGATTACGCTCAGAGCTTCACGAACGACTAGGAATTACACACACGCCCTATGAAAAAAAAGAAAGACTAATTGAAGCGGAAATTCAAACGCAAAACGAAGCCGCCGATTTGCTCAGCGCAAGCACCTTGCAAACATTAAATAGTTGTCTTGGTCGCGCCAACAAAAAATTTAATTTAACTGCGCCGTTATCAGTTGGATATAACAATATAGGAATCAACGAAGACGGCGACGACAATATTAATATACAGGAGACGCGGGAAAATGATTTACAGGAGTAAAGAGCCATATAAAAGCAGTACCATATATCGAGTAACGGCAAGCGCAACGCCTGAGTTTAAAAAACTTAATCCCTTTGAAAAATTAGAAGCTGCGCGAAAAGTCATTTTTAATTTTGATTATCCAACGCCTGACAGCATAAGCAGCGAAGATTTTAAACGTTTTTTTGAACAACTGTTTATTTCCCGTTTCTGGGAACGTTGGTTTAAAGCTGAAACATTTGAAAGCTTTACAATTCAACTATACTCTAAAATGCTTGAAGTTATTCCCGAATATAACATAATGCTTGACGTATTTTTTAACGAAAATAAAGAGCAACTTTTTTTAAATCGCAGCACAACAAAAAACCGTAACGAAAGCAAAAGCGCAAATACAAATAAAAACGTAGCTTCGGCGTTTCCTGCTAATATGATGAGCGCAGGAAATAGCGTTGGCAATGTTAAATACGCAAGCAACGGCAATTTAACAAACGATGTAAACGAAAGTGAAAGCAAAAACGAAAGTGAAACAATAAGCGGCGTAATGCTTGACAGTATTCTAAAATTCAACAAAGAATATAACAAAATTTTTTCAAACCTTATAAACGAATTTAATATTTTATTTAGTTTTATTATTGGTTAAAGGAGCTGTGCAAATGGAATCAGACAACAAAAATAATAAAATAGCGCGCTTCGGCAATATTCTTTACGCGCCTGAATTGCCTGCGTTATATAATCAAGGTTTAACAGATTATGAAATACTTGTCCGTTTGGCAAGCGCGATTAACAATAATGCGGAAATTATGACGTCGTGGTATTCTATCGTTGAAGAGCTTGAAAAAATACTTGCAGACGTTGACGCAGTTGTTAAAGAAAAAGTCATTGAAGCAATCCAAAAGTTATACGATAATGGAGAGCTTGCCGAAATTATCGGAAATGTTATAACAAATTCAATGACGGGTAAAACGGGCGATATTGACCTTGCGCATATGGGCTATATCTTGCATAAGGCGCACAGTTGGGACGGTAGTAATTTACCTGCCGTTGACGCTAATATAACCGTTGACGAGGAATTATACAGTGCCTTACAAGGTAATTGTGTTTTTACTATTAATGGCAATATGTTTTGGGCTTGCGCCTACGTTTGCCAAAACGGCTATAAGGTAGGCGAAGAAAATAACGCGATTCGCTTATATATTTATACTGTTAATCAAAACGGTTCGTTATCTTATGTTACCGATAAAGAATTTGCCGTTATCGGACACGCTAACAGTATGACATATAAAGACGGTTATTTATATATCAGCCCTAATTCATACGCCGGTAGCAGCGGCGGTTTAACCTGCGATATTAAACGTATATCGTTTGACGGTGAAACGCTCGGCGGTGCGTGGAATAGCGGCTTGCAACGCTATACCGCGGAATCAAAAACCCCGACGGGTTGGATATACGATACGCGTTATTGCGATAATATTTGCAATTACAACGGTGTTTTATACGTCTTTGACGAATTTTACAATATGTATTCGTACGATTGGGATACAAATATTGTAACGCTTGTTGAAGAGCGTATTAACGGAGTTGAAGGACGAAGCGGGACAAGCGACGGATTGAGCGTCACGGATAATTATATTTATTTTGGCGCAAGCGGTTACCGTATTAAGCGTTATAACAAGCAACTTAAATACGTTGATTGGGTGTATCAATTGCCCGCAAAGGCAAGTAATGGAGCTTATAAACTCGGCGAAGTTGAAGGCTTTACAGTTATTGACGGTGTTATTTATCTTGCAAGCTTCTACAATTTGTGCGGAGTATCGACGAAATATAATACTTACTCAATAACGCATTTTTACAGACAAAATCTCGCAACTAATAATATTACTATTCCTAACGCTGTAAATTGGAGTAACGGCTATGCTATGGAACGCGGCATATTTGTTATTGACGGTAATTTGCCTGCTGACAATATGAATAGCATTAACGATTATTTTACTTGCCCTTGCGTTCAAGTTGCGCTTGATTTTCTTGAAAATAACGACTATTTACAACGTGGCGAATTGTCGATAAGACAGCACCGCAATTTATCGACTATTGACATAAGAACAACAAAGCCGCTTGTTATTTCAGGGTCGTACTATAGGACTAACATTGAAAAGGACGTTTCGCCTTCGCTCGGTCATATTTATTGCACTTCTAATACTAATTTATATTTAATTGATATTATCGTTAATAATCGCTTGCCGCTTGATATTAGCGACAGCAACGCGACAGATAACTGTATTTTTAATGGCGGTGGCACAATAAACATTCAAAATTGCACGTTTCCGACGGGCTTAATTACTAACGCGGTTAATGTAAAATACGCCATTAAAGCGTATCACGGCACACTAAACGCGCGCACGGACGAATCATACAGCACCGACCCCGAGCAGTGGGTAACGTACAGAACGACCGAAGGCGTTAGCAGCCCCGCATATACAGCGGGCTCTGTTATAGTCCGCAATATTAATCAGGTTGTAACCGGAAACTGAAGGAGTTAAATTTATGGAATCAATAAAACAACTTATTTTATCAAATGTCATTATAATTGCAATTTCAGGAATTGCTTATATTCTCGATTTTATTACAGGCTTTTCAAAGGCTGTCGCGAACAAAAACGTTAAAAGTACAAAGCTTAGACAAAGTGTTGTAAAAGGTGTTAGCTATTTCAGTTTTATTATAATGACAATTTGCTTACAGCTCATTTTTCCCGTCAATTTCGAATTATTCGGAAAAAACGTTGACGTTTTTATTTATATCGGCAATTTGTATATCATTTTCACAGAATTTATAAGCATACGCGAAAATGGCAAAGAGTTTTTAAAAGCTCCTGCAATTGATAACTTTATGAAAAAAACGCAGGAAACTATAAACAATACGGAAATTAAAAAATAAATTTTTCTAATTTTCTTAACGGGCGGGACGGTGGGCGTTATACAAAACTATGACTAAATTTTTTAAATTTATGCTATTTTTTATAAGCTTAATATATTTACTATTCTTTTATGGTGGTGATTTAAAATGAGTTACGCAGACGGTAATTACAACGGTAAAATATATATCGGTCACATTAAATGGAATAATGACTATAAGCACGTTATGGACTTTGGCAATGCTGCAACGCGCGACAGATTTTTAAAATCTTATTTAACAGAGCAAAAAGGCAAAATCGGACTTGTGCCGTCTCCGAATGGTTATATTGACATTGTCGGTGTTATATCAGGCATAGAAAATCAAAATTATTTATATTACTGTAATTCCTCAGATATTGCCGATACTTATTACTGTTGTTTCATTACAAATTATGAAATTCTTGCAAAAGAAACAACGCGCGTTTATGTTGAACTTGATATATTTCAGCAATATTTTTACGATTCAAGTTATTATCGTTGCATTTTAGAGCGTGCGCATATTACCAAAAACGAAGATAACAGAAATTGGAAAAGTTACACCGCGCCCGAACCCGTAGGAGCAACAAGTGAAATTGACAGAGCTTTAACAGCTTTTTCGGACGTGAATTTCACCCCTATTTTAACGTTTGACGCAATTTCAAAACCCGACAACCCCGAAGGCAGTGACAAAATTCAATATTTTTACGGCGGCAATGGTAACGACGCGCAAAATATGACGGGTTATTATAAATTTAAGGCACCGGCAGATAGCGCAACACTTTCCGCGCTTCTTTATCTTTGGAGTCTCGCTGAAACTGATACAAGCACTATAAATCATATGAGCGATTTAATTGGCTTTAATTTTTTGCCTACGTGGTTGGTAAATGCCGCAAGTTGGAAAAGTTACGCTACATTAACAGAAGAATTAAACAATAATAATCTATGCGAAGTAAGCGACACCGTAAATATAGGAGGATCAACACTTGCCTGCGGTTACACACCTACGAATAAGAAGTTATACACTAATCTTTGTCGAGCCTATAAACTATGGACAAAAAACGGCGTTAGTATTCCTATTGCGCCGAATCAATTAGCAGACCAAACAAGCTTAACAATTAAATTAAGTCAGCGACCTATGGGCAACACTTACAAAGTTGAACTTTTAGGTTATAAAGATATGAATACGCGCTATTTCGATTTACAATTCTCTTACTCTATCGCTTTCGGAATCAATAACAACGTAGGCACAGCACAACAAACAGCGTTACAGAGCTTAGACAAACAAAACGCGGTATTAAAAGCAAGCCAAAAAGAAACCGCCGTAAATCAAACAATAGGCGTTATATCTAACGCAGTTGGCACCGTCTCGGGAGTTGCGGGCGGCGTTTTAAGTGGTAACTATTACGGCGCGGCTACGTCCTTAGCGCAAGGCGTCGGTACTATGGTAAGTCAAAGTTACGCATTTGACCGTATAGGCGCAGAAATGGACAAAGACAATTTTAATATGCAAGTGGCAGCTAACGACGCGGTAAATAGTATAACGGCTTCAATCGGTAATAATTCAGACCGAACAACAATGACTAATGACTTTTGCAGATTGCGCGTAGCTGAAACGTCGCCAACGGCTGAAAATTGTAGAATAATCGACGATTTTTTAACCGTTTACGGATACGCTATTCAGGAAATAAAAAAACCGTCTGACTTCTTCAGAACGCGCCCGCTTTTCAATTATATTAAAACAAATAATTGTAATTTAACGGCGTTTTGTCCGACAGCATTTGAAAATATCTTAAAATCTATTTTTAACAATGGCGTAACGCTTTGGCACTATTCATATAACAACAACACTGGTTATAACAATTTTGGCAACTACGATTTAGATAATTTTTAAAGGTGATTCGATATGCTTAATTTACTTAAAAAAGATAAAATAAAAAATGACGAGTGGGAAAAAACTATTGATAAGGTTAAAGCAATTTATTATTTCATAATCGGCGGCAGAAACGGCAGAAAATCAACTAAAATACAACTTAAAATGCTAAAAAAATATTTTACGAAAAAATCAAAATTTATTTTACTTAGGCGTAAAACCGATGAAACTGTTACAAAAAATTGGTTTACGCCCTATGTTCAAAAATTATTAAAAGAAAAATATAAAAAGAAAATCAAATATAAAAAAACAATTATAAAAGGTGAACGGTACACGGGTTATTTTATCATATCAGACCTTGACGATAAAAACGCCGATATACTATGCAAAGTAATGTTTTTGTCAGTTGAGCAGAAATATAAATCTAACGAAGATATAAGTTATTCAGAATATGACGCCGTTGTTTATGAAGAATTTATCGCAAATAATGATAAAGACTATTTAAATAACGAACCGCAACGCCTTGTAAATATTATATCAACTATTTTCAGGGATAGAGAAGCCACTATATATTTAATCGGAAACACACTCGACGGTCAGGAAACTAACCCGTATTTTAGATTTTTTGAACTTGACGATATTGAATTACAAGTAAAAAATTATTATATACTTGAAAATGAATATAAAATTAAAATAGCTTTATTCTATGTGTCAAACGTTTTAAAAGAAATTCCCGCCTACCAAAAAATAAAAAATAATATGGTAGGAACTACGGGCGAATGGAAAGAAAACAAAAACATACTAAAAGAAGATTTAAACAATTTGAACGCAACTATTGAAACATTACCACTAATTTTAATTTACCGCAATACAGAGTATTATATATATAAAATACTTGAAAATGGCTTTGAGCGCGAATATATTTATATTACGCCGCAGCTTTACGTAAAAAACGGTATAACGTCACTTGATGATTTCCGGAAAACACTTTGCGAACGACATAAAAATTACGCTGTAAAATTATTAGCTGCGGTTTATCCCGAACGATTCACTTATTCATATAAAACGCATAATTTTGAATTTATACCCGATACAGCAAAAATAAAATTTGAAAAATTTATTATATCCGATTCCGAACTAAAAAAAGAAAGTGTTAAAAATGACAACGTACGAAAATTAGAACTGCTTAATCAATACTTATATAATATTCAAGTCTTTACAACGTCAAAAAGTCTTATATATTGGCTGCAAAACGAACGTAAAGAATATATTAAAAATCTAATATGGTAAGGTGTTATTATGTATGATAAAGCAACAACTGCGGAAATTATAAACAGTTTAGGCGGATTTTCGGGTAATAACGTTATGGATTATATAGATGACTTACATGAAGATTTACAAAATGACTTTAAAAATACATTATTTGAAAAGTTAAGTTATCAGGAATACGCAAGTGAAACAGTCGTTCAAGAAAGTTTAGAAGAAGCAGGCGAATTTTTCTTTAAGAGTATGAACTACCAAATAAAGCGCGGCATCGAAAACGATTACAGTTTATATGGCAAAGATTACACACTTGAAAAATATCTTGAACGCTCAGACAATTATAAATCCGCAAATAGCGACGCTATTATAAATTATATTAATTATATCCAAACATTGGATAATATTGAATTTTTCTTTTAAAGGAGTGTATATATTATGATTAATAATAAACAACTTGTAAAATATTGTTTCGCCGCTCTCGGTTCGCCGTATTGGTACGGCTGCTTCGGTCAAAAAAGCAATAAAACGCTTTATTATAACAAGCGGAAACAATACCCGCAGCAATACGAATGGAACTTGCAGAAAACGCAATTAAACCGCCGCGTGTTCGATTGCGTGGGCTTAATTAAAGGCGCAATATGGAGTAATGCAGATTTTAACAAAGCCCCGAAATATAAGGCATCAGAAGACGTTAGCGCAAACGGTATGTTATCCCGCTGTAAAACTAAAGGCAAAATTAAAAACTTACCCGAAATCGCGGGCGTTCTTGTATTCAAAAACGGTCACGTTGGCGTGTATATCGGCGACGGCTACGTTATCGAGGCAAAGGGGCATAATTACGGCGTTATCAAATCTAAACTTTCCGCGACTTCGTGGACTGATTGGGCTTACTGTCCGTTTATTCAATATATATCTAAAGAAAAACCAAAAGAGAATACAACAAAAAACAAATATTACCCGAAATGCGCGACAAAATATAACTCTATCGTTGACGCGCTCGACAGTATCCACGTTAACAGCCGATATTCTTACCGTAAAAAAATCGCAGTTGCTAACGGCATTAAAAACTATCGAGGTAGCAACCAACAAAATATTGATATGCTGAATATGTTAAAAGCAGGCAAACTAAAAAGACCGTAAAAATAAAAAGACCTGAGCGAAAGCTCAGGCTTTTTTTATGCTGTAATTTTCAATTTTAAAATCTTGATTTATCGTGCATATTATGCGGTCGTCTGCAAAAAGCCAATGATAATTTTTAGCAAACCCGAAATACTGCATAACATTTAATAAATAATTATTGCCCGTGTTGTCTTTAAATTCATAAATGCATAAAAAAGTTGGTACGTTTGGATTCTCTTTGCAAAAGTTGCAAAACTCACTATACGTTTCTTCATATTCTTTTAACGAATTTGTTAAAACGTCGCTAAATTCAAAAATATTATTAAATTCTTTAATATTCATTTTAAAACTCCTGCGTTTAAAGCCCGCCCCGGCTATTGATTTGTTATTATTAATATAACATAGGTTTAAAAAAATGTCAAGCAAAATTTTTTAATTTGTTAAATTTTTTGTTATGTAATTTAATTATACTATTTGTATAATCTGCTTTACTGTCCGATTTTTTGGACTTATTACAGAGAGTATAATTTCGTGCGTGAAAAAATTATACAGAGAGTATTATTTTTGGGTTGGGTTAGGGGAAAAATTATACAGAGAGTTTAGTCTAACTA